CACGCTGAAAAAATAGCACTTTATCACTCTACAAAAAATAATATTGCAGAGAAAGAACATCAAGAATACAGACGATCTAAGTCAGCTTGGGAGATAAGTTATAAACTCAGACAAATTAAAGATGCTATTGAAATGCATAACAATTCTTTTGACAACGACTTAGAAATTAATTTAGAGGTTAACAAAAATGACAATTGAAACTAACCCTAACTATTGGGATTGTGAATGCGAAACCAACTTTATACATGCTAAGGCTCAAACCTTGGCATGTTCTTTATGTGGAATGACTGAAGATGAATCTCCAGATTCCAGGATAAACGAAATCAAAGAATTAGTAATTAAGCAGACTTGTTTTTATAAAGTAAAGGTAAATGCTAATGATATTAAAAACGATAGAGTATTAGAAAATATAAATACTCATCCTATAGCACTTTGTGAAAATTCAGAATTACAAGATATTAATACCGAAGTTATGGAGAACGAAGATGCATAACCTTTTAGAAATACTTTTTGAACTTACAACCCTTTTAGTGCTTGTAGCAATTTTATATATAATAATAACTGAAGATAATAATAGGAGATAACATGACCCAATATTCAGACCAAGTAGAAAAACGCAGGAAGGAAACCCTGGACGAGCAAATGGATAACTCCATTACTTGTTATTACTTTCAAAAGCATGAAAAGAATAAAGATATAGAAGATTACCGACAGGTTGATTATGCAAGTGGGCGCAGAGTCATAACTAACATCAGTAAGGCTGGCAGACCCAAGACAACGCAAACAGAACCTATGCGTAAATGGTTATTTGAAACTTTCTTTGCTAAATGATTGAGATACTCGGATATATATTCGGCGTAGGCTTTCTTATTTGGCTAACCGTACTGCTTGGTGTTTTTATCGCAGTTAAATACTTTGAAAACCTATGAAAAGATACCGTTATGTTATTGTCAAACAAGACAAACCCAACACTTTGCTTCCATATGGCGTAGAAGTTTATCTAAACAAAGACAAGAAACCCTTTCGATCTTATTGGTTTAAGACACCCCAAGACAGAATAGAGGGCCTTAAGATTGTTGCTAATTATGATTAATCTCGATACAATCCGAAAGTGGTACTTGTTTGATTGGATTCAATATATCTTCTACTCTCCTAAAAGTATGTATCTTATGAGTGCCACACTCTCATGAGTTTCTTATTTTACCTAGCTTTATTCTTATACATCCTTGTATTTATTTTGGATAGACCTAACCAAAACTAATCAAAACTTTCTTCTTCTTCTAAATCCGTAGCTTCATCTATTGCTTCCTGTTTTAGATCTTCCTGTTCTAACGCTTCCAAACTATCAGCCTCATCTTCCAGCTCGCCTGGATCCAGAAGACCGTCAGTTTTATTGGCTAAGACCACATTCCCCATCAGCTGCTCCAGTCGTTTCTCTACTTCTTCCCGACTCATTTGATCTACCTTCCCGAACATAACCTCTTTTCTATCCACTACAAGACCCCCGACCTTTAACAAACTATTTTGTGCCGATATGGCAGCGTTAAAGGACCCCGCTTCGAGGGCCTTGTCTCTAATATCATATAGATCCTGGACAGCTCTATCATAATTTAACTCATACTTCTTCTTAGCTTCATTCATCAGATAGTTATATTCTTTGCGAATCGTTGGATGATTCATAAGCTTATTGGCAGATTGCCGAGCATCTTTATACCCAGCCTTATGTGCGCATTCTACGAGAGATAGCCGAGGATTATTGACAGCTTGCCAAATGAAGTTTCTTTGTCTGCGATTGAGTGAATTGTCTAGATTAGCAAATTCTATAGGAGCTTCTTCTTCTGGAGAAAGGATAGGTTCATATTCTAATTTATTTTTTCTATAACCCATATTGTTTTAAGCATATTAGAGTGAGGGAAATAATAATACCTACCCCCACTTTACCCTAAAGTGTATTGAGAGGATACCTTACAACAAATTACTTCGTCAAGATATTTATTATTTATTTATCTATATTTCCTTCTTTCCTATGACAAAAATGAAAAAAATAAAATAATCGTCAAACCCGCATTCTTATCATGTTTTCTTGCGTCATACATTTATGACAATAATAAGACAATAATAGATTAGTCATTATCTGGCGTAAATTCTATAACAGTTTCACCCAGTTCCACATACTGATTGAGGATCTCATCTACTAAATGCAGCAGCTTATCGTCATCCTCTTCTACAAGCTTTTGTAGACTCCACACACAATAGCTCAATGAAGTTAAAACAACGCTTAACTTATCCTCGCCTCTTAGTGCGTAATTGTTAAAAAGATTCTCTAAACGCGAAACCACCTCAGCTAAAGTTGGCTTTTGCATTTTACTTTGGATTGGGACTACTTTGACTGTCATTAATTAACTATAACTTATTCAGTAGAATTATCTAGGTCTTCTTGTTTAACCTCATGTGCAACATGACGCATCAATATATCAATAAGTTCTAGCTTTTCAGACCTGGAAAGACTATGGAACTGGCTCACGATTGTTTGTATTAACTCTGTACTACTCATATTTTTATTCCTTATATAAAAGCGGGGGATTGTTTCGCCAAGCTCCCCCGATACTTATGCAGACTATCCAGCTTAATTGCTGAATGACGCGAACTAAACTATTTGAATGTTCTCAAACTCTTCGTTATGAAACATACGGACCTCTTCTTCTGGAAAAGATGACTCAAAGTTTAAGTTTTCTTTGTGATATTTCTTGTAGGCCCCCACAAGATTATTCGTTTTCTTATCAGCCAGATCGTTCTCAGCCTGGTCATAAGACAAACGCATTAACATATACATATCGCTTGTTCTACCCATTTGTAACCTCCTAAAGTTTCTATATGTAGACATTATAGACTTTTTCCTTTAAAATGCAATTAAACACATTTACTTAGGAGAGTAATATGCAAACAACTAAAGAAAAGATAGATGCAATCTTAAATGCATCAAACGAAAGGGAGATCACTAAAGATCGTCTTAACTACACTTTGTTTGAACTGAAGGCTAACATCTCAGATCTAACAGAGATTGTTAATAAGCTTACAGATGCCGTTGATAGCATGAAGGAGGCGTCATGAAGATAATGCCAGAAATCTTAGAGAACGAAGAACATATGGTCCTCGGGGATGCTGTCTATTTCCCAGATATGGAACATAACTTCTATCATTCAGTACCAGGGATCTCATCATCAAACATTAGAAGGTTTGGTCAGAGTCAGCTTCATGCATTTGAAGAAGAACATGAGACTACCCCAGCCATGAAGTTTGGAACTGCTGCTCACTCACTTATTGTTGAGGGAGAGGAAGCTTTTGTTAATGATGTGGTGTGTTTGAGTGGATCTCCATACACTAACGCTAACAAAGAGTTAAAGAAGGAGTATGAGGACAGAGGATTAACCGTCATTACTGCTAAAGATAAAGACACTCTTTACGGTATGAAGGAAGCTTTGATACCAGAGGCCATCAAACATCTATCAGCTGATGAGGGAGAATATCCAAGTGTGTTCAACTCTCCGTTTGAAAGAGCAATCTTTTGGTGGGAAAAGGATCTATTACTTAAAGTTAAGTCAGATGTTCTTAGATACCCTGTCAGTATGCCTCATGAGTCTAACTCTATCATTCTTGTTGATTATAAAACTACGACTGATTGCTCAGTCCGAGGTTTTACTTCATCTATCAAGAAGTATCAGTATGATCTTCAAGCAGCTTGGTATAAGCGTGGCTTTGAGAAAGCTGGCTTTCATGTAGCTGATTTTATCTTTGTTGCACAAGAAAAGAAAAAACCTTTTGCAAGTAAGATCTTCAAAATGAATCATGATGATATGACTGCTGGCTGGCTAAGACTGGAACATTTACTTGGAGAATACAACGCTGTATTAAACGGTCAAGAAGCTACGATCTATAACTCACCTAATATCGTGACTGTAGATCTTGGAGATAGGAAGTGAGCAAAGGCAAACATGATCCAGTCAATCACCCCCCTCATTATTTGCAGGGGGGCCTTGAATGTTTAGATGTGATTGAATCTATGCTTACGGCTGAAGAGTTTAAAGGCTACTGCAAAGGTAATGCCGTTAAATACATTTGGAGAGAAGATCATAAAGGCGCAAACATTCAAGATCTAAAGAAATCAGTTTTCTATTTAAACCGTATCATTAACAAGTTGGAGAACATGTAATGATTAATTATCCTTGTGGTTGGTTTGATGTAGAACAGTTGCCTGGTGGTTCTGGAGAGAAAGCAGATGACTGAACTAAAAAAAGAAAGAGAGGTCTTGGTCCAAGCAAAGTTTTATGTTGATGCTATAGATCCAAACGCTGCAAACATTCCAGATTTATTGAGAGAAAAGTTTGAAACCGAAGTCGATAGAAATAAAATATTTTTTTCTATCTGCATACCAGGAGACAATAACAAAATAGATCTAGAAAAACTGATTGAAGAAAACAACGATCTTTTACATAAAGTTAAATTTTGGCAAGAACTTTACCTAAAAGCTATAGATCCAAATACCTCAAAAACGTGATAACTTCGTTAAGGGTAAACCTTAGACCAAGGTAAGAAAAGCTCACCAGCGGCCTCTCAGAAGGTCGTTTTTTTTTAAAACACAAAAAAAAGGG